GTAATGAGAAGTGGAATCAGCAGCTCTGGACCTCACGCCTCCAAAGGATTTTTCCTGCGGAGGAGTACCTCTCTGTTAACCCGCATAACTACCGGGAACACAGGGAGAGTCCGGACGTCCTCGAACCCGGTTCGGAGATACCCGTTAGGGTTATCACCGTTCCTAAAACGCTCAAAACACCAAGGATTATTGCGATAGAGCCCACCTGCATGCAGTTTATGCAGCAGGGAGTTCTCCGCAGTATTCTCGACGCGTTTAAAGAGGATAGTTTCCTCTCGCGCGTCGTCGGATTTGACGATCAAGAGCCCAACAGGACTCTTGCTCGAAAGGGATCATTTAGCGGTGATCTCGCTACACTCGATTTGAGTGAAGCATCCGATCGTGTTTCGAATCAGCATGTACTAGCCCTATTGGAAGACTATCCTCATTTGTCTGAGGCAGTCCAAGCCACTAGGTCTAGAAAGGCTGATGTACCTGGCCACGGAGAAATCCGTTTAGCCAAGTTTGCGTCTATGGGTTCAGCTCTCTGCTTTCCCTTCGAGGCTATGGTATTCCTTACCCTAGTCTTTTTGGGAATAGAAAGGGAGCTAAGTGCCCCGCTTTCTTCCGTATCGGATATCAATCGATATCGGAAGCAGGTGCGCGTTTTCGGGGATGATATTATCGTCCCACGAGAACATGTGCTGTCCGTTGTTAGTGAACTCGAAACTTTTGGGTTTCGAGTAAACACTAGCAAGTCTTTCTGGACCGGAAGGTTCAGAGAGTCTTGCGGTAGGGAGTATTATGACGGCCATGACGTTAGTATCGTCAAGGTTCGCCGTGTACTTCCTACACATCGGCAGGATGGGAGTGGAGTAATATCTGCAGTTAAGCTACGTAACCAGCTCTATTGGGCTGGCCTGTGGCAATCTGCACGGTGGTTGGACACTTATTGTGAAGACTTGCTAAAGGTCTTCCCAAACGTGGCACCCACCTCTCCACTGCTGGGCCGGGAGTCAGCTCTGGGATACCAATTCCAGAAGCTGGATCCTAATCTTCACAGCCCCCTAACTAGGGGCTACAGAGTGAAGGCCGAAATCCCTCTTGATACTCTTGAGGGAGACGGGGCCCTGCTCAAATGTCTCATGCGAAGAGAACCGGTGAACCCCTGGGGTTTAATCCCCAAAGAGCATCGGCAACTTGCAATCGACGCCGAAAGCGTTGATAGTGAGCATTTGGAACGTTCTGGACGTCCCAAGCGCGTCAGCATCAAGCTTGGGTGGTACTCTCCGTTTTAATTGAATGGAGAGATTCCGGAACGGCCTAACTAGCCTAATCCGGAGCGGGAGATAGTTAAACACTATCCCTACCACACTACTGGACCAGGATATTAGTCTGGCCCTGTTGGTGGTGAATCGTGGGTTAGAGAAC